CGGTCTGGCCGCCAATGATCTCTTTCACCGTCGATACAGCTTCCCCCATTGTGGGCGGCATAGTCGCTGGCTTGATAGTCCATGGTTCGTCTTCCTTTACTACTGGGATGTAAGTGCCAGACGTCGCTGTAATCTTAGCCTTCACCTCATCGATCGTTGCCTTTACTTCATTCGCTTTATTAACTTTAACCATTTCTTCTCGTGACGCTCGCTTTCCCTTTGTTGCATATCCTGCGTTAGCAAGCGCTCGACCGATAGCACTAGTTTCACAATTTTCCAGCGCTGACGTTGCATTAACACCTCGACCTTGAATAGTTTCCTCTGCAAGTCCTGTAGTCCAGGGACGAACGTCAGCCTCTGTGCGATATAAAGCAGCCTCAACAATGAAACGGCCAGAGGCTGAATCAAGTATCTTTGTATGAATCTGTCCATCGGGGTAATCCTTCCAGAACTTAATAAGTCTTTCTTCTACGGTCTCATAATCTTCCAGATTAAACATACTGCTCATCCCTTTCAGTAATTAGTTCACAAGCTAGTGCAAGGTAAGCACACGCGTCGATATAGGAGTCAACGTGATCTGCTGTTTCTTGTAGTCGTGCGAGCTTGACTTCGACCATTGCCAGACACGCTTGATGGTCTGAGATTGGTGTCTCAAGCATCTGTTGAAGTCGTAGTGCGATTCGAGTCTGATTGATACGAGGATGACCATATATTCGTCCTCGGTCTCCAATGATGTCAGTAGCTGATAATAGGACGTCACTTGCTTTCACACTCTCACCCTTTCTTTCGATGCGTAGTAATCTCTGACTGACTTACGGCCTTGAAGATACCCCACGCGAATGCCGACGATACGGCCTACATGGAAATATAGTGCAGATAGCACGATCATTACAATAAAATCGCCTAGTGATGGATCGAACATTATGCCACCTCAACTTCTGCGATTTCTAGTGGGACTATATAGCCAAGCTTTGCCATAGCCTGCATCTGCTTTTCGGCCAATTTTAGCGAAACGTGAAAAGTCGCGTTAAGTTCTGGACTAACGCTGCCACCGGATATATTGCGAAAAATAACTGCATGCGTAAAGACTTTCTTTTCTGACTTACGATACAGCTCGCAATCTTTAACCTTAAATACTGTCATTTTGCTCCCTTTATGAACGCCCTTCGTTCATGGCATTAGTCTCTCACGCCCTAAGGGGGAAAAGTCAGATATTTAGATAACGATATGGTAACGATTCTAAGGCGTCGATGTGATCATCGATGTCCCGATCAAGCTCGTTATCTAGGTCGTCCATAGCGCTTGCCTGAGACTACGAAAGTCCCATCCTTCTCGATGTAGATGAGATCAACCTGCACATTCTTGCCCTCGACATACATGATGGCGAATGCCTGCTGCCAGTTAGCCGAGCCCTTTGTGTATGAGGCCTTGCTAAAGTCCATAAGGTTGCCTACTTCTACGCCATGCAGGACACGCCCTATACGGCCTCCAGAAGCCTCTGAGAAGGACGATCGCCCTGCTCTGTGTGTGTGTCCAGAGATAACGCTCTTACCATGCCTACGGGCTGCCTCAAGGGCTGAAAGACCACCCTGAGACTTGATAGGTGTATGGTCGCCGTGGACTGCGATCCAGTTAGGAGCAATGTTATACGGCTTCTTATGAAAGGTGATCTTTAGCTCATCGAGGCGCATAAACTTCTCGAACCTAAGTTCCGGCAATGAAAGGAATGACGGGATCTTACGCATAATCTGCGTATATAGACGGTCTGTGTGATTAGACCGAATCATCTGTGTTACTTGTAAATCGTAAAGTACCTGAACAGCTTCATCGCGATCATCTCCCAGAGTTTGCTCATAGGCTTCTGGCGTCCCTTCTGACCACTTGCTAATCGTGTTAAAGTCAATCTCGTCACCTATTGTGACTACTTCATCTGGCTTAAAACTGCGGATAAATTGTGCTACATTTTTTACAGCTACTCGATCATGAAAGGGAACCTGTAGGTCACTTACTATGACAATTCGCTTCATCTAATCCTCGTCGTCGTCCTCATAGGGTAAGCGATCCACTCGATCGGGGAGCGCAGGCAGGAGCCAGTCAGGATAGGCAGATCGCTCTGTGATAATCCCTAAGCAAAGATCCACGGCGAAGCCTGCACGTCGCAGGGCTCTGTAGAACTCATGCATAGAGATCGCATAGGCATCTAGTGCGCTATACGTATCAAGATCAATGACCTTCTTTTTTGCCATGTTGAAAATTATCGCTCAAGAAGTATGTTGTAAATCTCATCGACACGCGAGTTCAGTCTCTTAATTTCGCCAAGCAGATGGGTAATGACGTAACCTGCAAGCCCACCAATTATTGCTAGGCTGGCAAAGTAAAGTGTCATTAGATCCGATGTGCTCATTTTTTAGGTGTCGCGTATCCGAATACTCCAGCTACTACTGAGCCAAGGATGGCGCGGTAGTCGAGAGAGAAGTTAGATGTAGTTCCCCATACGCATAAGAATGCGCCTACTGCGATTATTGCTGGATGCTTCATGTTCATTTATTGTCCACCTATCATCGGTATAGTAAAGAATTGAGAGTCCTCGTCGCCCTTAATAGTGAAGCTGATATGCGCGTGATGATTATGCTTATTGATCCCATCATAAGGACGCCAACTCCAAGCCTTTTTAGATGAGCAGATGAGGCCGTCGAAGATGATGTAACTAATTCTTTTATCGCCAGACTTTGCAGCGAGTCGAATCTGATCGACCAAGTCAGGCATGACATCGGGCTTCCGGCCTTTGCCGTTAAGGTCGCGGTCAACATCGATGGCACGTACCCATCCCTGTGCATCTGGATTATGATCAGACTTGCGAGCAGCGTGTCTCGTGTCACCGATCCAGCCGTCCGAAGTTCGATCTCTATCTGGGAATGCATCATCAATCTGCTCTCTAAGCTGGATCGCTGAACGGCTGAGCCTCGGCTTCACAGGCAGCACACTCCCATCGCTTTACATCGTTAAGTAACAACTCTGCATGACTGCATGGCATTGGTGCAATAAAGGCGTCATCTATAGAGTCGTATGTATAACCGACCCCTGCATAATTATAGCGAATTGTGCCGTTATAGCTTGTCTTAATCCAGGTACCGCCAAGATTATCGACCAGCCATTGATATCCTTCATCGCCTGCTGTATCGTTATTGTCGCCAACCAATACGCGAATGACTTTATTGTCTTGATCTAATTCTGCCCAGTGACTCACTTTGCATACCTCACAATTACTAAACCTGATCCGCCTGCGCCGCCTACGCCGAGTCCGCCGTTACCGCCGCCACCACCACCACCAGTGTTAGTCGTGCCTGCGTAACCTGTCGGCTGTCCTGAGTTGCCAGCAGCTCCGCCGCCGCCAAGACCACCTGCTCCAGGATTTGTAGAAGCGTTAGTACCTCCACCGCCGCCGCCTGCATAATAATAATTACCGCCTGATAGTTGACCAGTTGAAGTTGCAGCACCAAATGCGTTTAAAGTGTTAATTGTAGAATTTGTGAGACCTACTCCACCTGCACCACCAGAACCGCCGCCTGCACCAGTGCCAGGATCTAAACCTGCACCGCCTGCTGCTCCCGATCCACCACCACCACCAGAACCAAGTGCTCCGAAAGACGCAGGTATGCCAGAACCTACTCCGCCGTTGTTTCCGTAGCCAGTTGCCCCTCCTGAATTGCCTTGAGTCTTAGTGCCGCCTGTACCTACTAGTTGACCGCCTCCACCGCCGCCAGAACCACCATTAGCACCATTCTGAGCTCCAGGGTTAGGAGATCCACCGCCGCCGCCGCCAAGACCTGTGATCGTGTCAAATACTGAATTGCTTCCTGTGCCGCCTGCGGCATAAGTAGTAGCACCTGCGCCACCTCCGCCAATAGTTACGGTGTAGCCGACGCCGTTAGAAGCTGATCGACCAGTCTGATAAAGAAAACCACCTGCGCCGCCGCCGCCAGCTCGGTCATAACCTCCACCAGCACCGCCTGCAATAACTATTACGTCGCAAGTTAAGGCTTTGCTAGGAGTAAAGGTGCCACTGCCTGTAAAAGTGTGATACCAGAACGATGCGTCTGAAGTAATTGTGCCGCCAGTTGCATAAGGCAACGCAGGCTGAAAGGCAATAACTCCTGAAATTACATTGGCAATCATTAGCCTATTGCACCCACGACATACCAGGCATCTGTGCCGGTCTTAATACATGCAGCGCTCTTATATTGAGCAAGGGTAGGTGAGGCCGCTACTGCACCAGCCGAAAGAATTGTAGTTGTGCCAGGTGTAACTGCTGAGATCGTGCAGGCTCCGACGCCGATGTTTAGGATTGTTAGGACTGTGCCGATAGGGAATGCTACTGAGGCGTTAGTAGGGATCTTATAGGCGATCGCTGTTGCCTTGTTCATAAGCTCGATAACCTGATAGGTGTCGGCAATTACAGCCGTATAGTCCGCAGTCTGAGCTGCGCCTACAGTAAAGGCTACTAGGCCGTTATAGTCTGCGGCTGTAAAGATATCGCCTGTTGTCGCTGGAAAGCCTTCTGCCATGATTTTCTCCTAGTATCCCATTATGGATTGTCCGATTATACCGTAAGTCGATGATCCGATGATGAATCCCTCGACTATAGGCTCAAGTGTTGTAACTGTGCACTTCATGCTGTTAGGGGTTATGTCCCACGCCAAGCCCTGTACCTGCAAGGTCTTAACGATCGTACTCGAATCAGGCTGCACATTGGTTATCTTCACATTGTCAAAATAGTCGAGACCGATCATTGTGTCAGTTGGTACATCTGTATCAAGAAGATCGACGGTCATGGCATCAATGCGGATAGTCGTCTCAGCTCTAGTCGCTACATATATCTTGGCAATGTCTAGGACTTGAGCATCTGTCTCAGGGATCATCTCTGTCAGAGTAGCGCCATGAGGGAAATACTTAGCCGATGAAGTTGCATCTGTTGCAGTCTGTGCTGTGCCACCAATGCGTGTCATGCTGGCTTGGTTGATGATCAGCTTGTCATCGAAGGCGTATTTGAGGTCTGAGTAAGGAATGCCTGTTGTCTGGTCGAACTCAATAGGAGCAGCGGCCAGAGATCCCACGACATCGGTGCGATCCTTAAACTCTGCTGTGCCATCTGTGCGAATCCAGAAGGCTCCCTGCTCTGCAAATTCAACCGCTTTCAATGCTGCAAGGGCTGTGCGCGAGGTTGCTGGATCTGCCTGAACTGTCGTCGATCCCGTATCAGTTATTCTCATCGACGTAGGAAATGAGACTTGATCAAGGATCTTTGTAATGCGAGTGCCAGTAGTCTGCCCAGCCGTAGCACCTGTAATTGTAGCCACGTTAGCCATCTGAAATAGTCTGAAGGCATCGGAGCAGACGATATCGACGTATCCAATCTCCTGCGATGTGGGATAGTAATACTTATAAGAATCGACATAACCTGAAAATAAGAAGTGCTGAGTGGTCGCAGTAGTAGCTGCTACGCGGATCTTGCGTAGTGGAGTCAGATAACCATAATAAGGTGAGTTTACATTTTGAGGATTGAAAGAGCCTGTCTCATCAATTACTCGAACCGTACATGTACCAGTTTCATAAGTGTCGCGCATAATACTTCTACCACGCTGGATCTTTATTGATCTAGTGGTGTTGCTTAGATCAACTACTGGATCAGGAACTTCTGTGGCCGCGAACTGTGATACACCAATGACGCCATTGATCGGATCGCCAATAGTAAAGGGATAGCCGAATGTAGCGCCTTGGCTAAAGTCGAACGATACCGAGATGGTGGCAGGTAGTGTCATTTGACTGACGGCGCTCCACGTCCGTTGTATCGACTCACATCGCTGAAAGTACCCGATAGAGATTGATTAACTTGAGTCTCTGTAATCGCTCCAGTAACTACGTTGCCATCAAGATAGACCTGCACGTTAACCAATTTCTGTTCTGAAACTTGACCAGCATTAACAGCAGCCGCCAATTCCATTTGTGCATCTGAGAAACTAGAAGATATCGGAACCGGAGTTGTGCCTAATGATGAGACTGTAACGCCTAGAGAAGCTGCTGTCCAAGCCAGAACATCGTCAGGAATCTTCCAATTTTCATAAGGGTTAGGAGCTTTAGGAGTAGCTAGTAATGCAAGG